AAAGTAATCGAAAATTCACGTCTTAAATCTTGTAGACGTAATGAAAATTCACCTGTACCACTAGTGTAGTTAATTAACTCATCTGAATTACTAGAGACCTGTACTGCACTTCGCACACGTGCAGTTGTATGATATAGGTTTGAACCCTCTGCTACATTGCTCGTTGTAGCATTAAGAGAAAATTGTCCAGCAGAATATGCAAGACCAGTACCAGCACTAAACGCAGCTTGTACAGTTGCAGTAGCAACCAATAAATCACCGCCACCACTAGCATAAGTTAATAGGTTACCTGATGCTGGGTCGGCTTGAATACTTGCACGTGCACGAGCTTGTGTAAAATATTGGTTTGAACCCTCTGCTACATTGCTAGTAGTTGCATTCAAAGCTAGGGTAATTTGACCTGAATTTACAGTTTTTGAAATACCTGTTCCAGCTGCAATATTTGCACTAATTTGTGCATTTGCTGCATTTATACTAATACCATCACCAGCTGTAAGAAGTGCACCAATTTCTGCTGCAGTAAATGAGCTTTTTATGTCGGTATAATTTCCTACCACAGAACCATTTGCACCAGAAACCATATAAAGTTCTGTGCCACCAGTTGCATTTGTCAGTATTAAAACATCACCACGTTGTAATGCAGTTGCAGTACTACTTTCATTTGCAACAAAATTTGCTAAACTGGTTTGGGTGCTGTCAACATGTACATCTGTTATATTAATATTTGCAATGCTCAAATCACCATCTGTTACTGACAAAAGGCCAGCACTATCTGCTGCAATTCCTTTAATAAATGAAAGACTTGGTATGTCTTGTTTACGTGTAAGATGTGCATTGTCAGTTGGTGCATTTTCACATTTAACTGCACCTTTAAAATTTACTAGTGGGTTATAAAAATCCATTGTTATGACTCCTGTTTTATGTCAATGCTATTTTAACTGATATATACAGTACCTGTTATTGCATTAACAAAAGTAATTGATACGGAATTCGTGTAATAAATTATATCACCAAATATAACTGCACCACTTGTATCAGTTATGATTATACGTGGTTTGTATGATAGATTATGACTGATATTCACAACAGATTGATTGGTAAAATTAGTTACAGTTTCAGAAACACCAGCGCCTGGTGTATAAATTGGAATAGCCATTTTTATCTATTCAAAAAGCAAAAATATTGCAGCTGAACCTGTTTGTGCTGCTACATAAATTTTTCTTGTTTGTGCAGTTTGTACTGGATTGTATTGTATTATTGCGCTAACAGGATGTGGAAATCTAGCTGATATTGGGCTTGCTCCATCTGTTCCATCATATGCAAAATAAATTGCTTGTCCAGTTGGAATTATTGTTATTAATTTACACCACTTTGGTATTGTTATTTCAACATTGTTTGTATTGGGAATTGATACTGTTGCATTTGCGCCACCATTCTCCCAATTTAAATTGCTTAAATCTTGTGCCATTTTAATATCCTTTTTTTAATTGTGATTTACCAGTTTTTGACAAAGCTTTTAAAGTTAATTTCTGTTTCGAAGTACCCATTTTGTATGCGTTCTTTGTTTTTTTTAATTTGTTCTGTAATTTTTTTTTTGGTTTTCGCATTGGGTTTCCCATCGTGTAAAAAATATTCACCGTTAATCTGATATGCAGTATAATTTTTTATCATTGTTTAAATCTGTTGTTACGTTCTTGATAATATTGTTTTTTTAAGGCTTCTCTATTTTGTCTAAAAAACTCATAATCAGTTGCTGCCTTTTTCCACACATCACCATTGGTATTTTGTTGTTGTATATTTGAAACACCACTATTTGTTGTTGGTCTTATCGCTTCAGTATAGACTTCTTTTTCTGGTGACGTTTGTACAGTGTTTTGTTGTGCTAAAGCCTCATTTTTTGAAAAATATGGTGCTAGTGTTTTTGGTACATTGTCAGTATTTTTTAATTGCTGCATCCATTCAGTGAATTGCACAACATCCTTTTTTGCTCTGCTAGACATAGTTTTTTCATACTGCCATTCGACCAAATCCCTTATATCAGGGTCAGTTATACCCTCATTTGCAATTGCTGTATGCCGTTCATATTTTTGATTGGTTTTTTTTAATTGTACCTCTAAATCTTCGACTTGTTTTTTATAATTTGTGTTGGTTTCTGTGTCATTTTGTACGTTTTGCAGCTGTGTCTGTAACTCTTTTATTTGTTTTTCTGCATGTCGTTTTGCTTCAGATGTTTTTGCTAGTCTATCTCTAACTATAGTATCAACTTCTGATTTTAAAATATATTCTTGCCCTTCATGGTTTATTGTTTTCATTTTTTATTTCCTATGCAAATTCAATTTTTTGTTGTCTTATGGTTTTTAATTTTTCAATTGCTTCATCTTCAGTTGTTATATCAGGGTACAACTTTAACATTGCATCAACTGGACTAAGTAAACCTTTGTCTAATAGTGCAATAGTATTTTCTCTAAGATTTTTCTGCTCACTTTCATCCAATTCAACAGCCTCATAATTTATTATATATCCATTTTCTGGATATTTTGTGCCTAAAATAGCATTACTAATCATTGCTGCTTTTTCAATGGCTTCAATATCGAAAACTTGTTGTATTGGTATAGATTTTTTCTGTACTTGTCTAAGTGCATGTGTAGACATTGCAATACTGTAACCACTTCTTGGGTCACTAGAAACTTTTTGTACACTAGCTGGGTCAATACCCATTTGTGCTGCTAGTCTTCGTTCATATGTTGTTATTGCACCAATCATTGTTGCTGGGTCACTCATACCTGCTTGGAATTGTCCAATCATTGGTTGGGTTGTTGAATCTGGGTCACCACTAAAACATAAAATACTGGATGGGTCAGTACTAATTGCCATTCTTTGGGTTTGTAAATTTGTGTCTACAGTGTTTAAACCAGCTAATGTTAAACTAGCTACATACCGTTGGGGAAACGAATTATCGAACATTAATTTTTTTAAATATGTGTAGTATGTACTTGCTACCATGCTTCCTGCAACAACTTCAGATAATTCATATGGGCTGAATAACTCACCATCAATATTTGCATGGTACAATACCCATGGCAAAAATGGTTTACCATCAGCTGCACGATATGGATAATTATCACCACACATGTCAGCACCTAAAAATATTTCACTCATATCATCAGAAAAAGTACCATCCGCTTCAATTTTTTTTACTTTATATATTGGATAATCAGGGTCTGAAATATCATAACAATCTGCTGTCCAAAACATTTCATTAGTCATAAGATTTTTTCGTAATCTTTGTTCAACTATGTAATTTGGTACAGTTGGATTACCAGCACTAGATTTTGCAAATATCATATCTGGTGTAACTGGTCTAAACATAATTGTATTAGTATCACTAATGTCAATCCTCATTAACATTTCACGTAATCCAATTGTTTTCATTTGTACGTTTTGCATTAATTCAAAATAATGTGACTTGTAAAAAGCACCATGTGGGCCTATATATTCTGCAGCTGCTGTAGATAATTCACGTTTTATACCTATTGTTGGAGTTCTGGCATAAAGAACTGCTAGAGCTTGACATCCTTGTTTAAAAACATTGCTACTGGTATCAAGAGAACCCCAGATACTTCGTCTATCTAATGCAATTGTATCTGTTAAAAACTGCTCTAAATCATCAGCCCAATTACCTTCTAATAATCTTCGTCTTCTAGCTGTTACCTCTACTCTTTGGTTTGTTTCAGCATCTGGGAATATCGGTTTTGATGGAATAGTAAACATTTTTATTACCTTGTTATTTGTATTTTTGAAAACTTTGGTGCACTATATTTTGCATCAATAATAGGTACAACAGCATAACGGAGTGCATCGATTGCATGTTTCCACTCAGATAGCCTATCCATTGCACCACTTTTTTTCAGGGTCCAGGAAGAAATACTTCTAATTAATCTTTTGCATTTTGGATGCACAATAAATTTTCCTTGTACCTGTTTTTCATGTATTAATTGACACCCATAATATACACTCCATCTCGGTTTATGTGCAGTATAAATTCTAAATGGACAACTATTTTGAGGGTAATCTAAAATGTGTTCAAATGCACTTCGTAACAATGCATTAGACATTCTGCCTCCATGTTTTCCACCACCATGTGGACGGTCACCTGTCCAGCGATTTATTTGTAAAGGCTCAAGACCATTACGTCTTATCATAGCTATAATTGCTCTTGCATGTCGTTTTGCTGTACCAAGTTCTTTGTCACCACCAGCTGCAAAATATTCGTCTAAAACATAAACTGTATTGTCATCTTGTGATACTGCAATAAGTATTGCACATTGGGAACCAGGCAAATGACCGTGGTCTATCCCAATACTAAATTTATATTCTCCAACTGGACATGGACTATCAGAAATACAATTTTCATTAAAATGTTCAAATATTCTACCATCTAGGGGGACACCTACATCCCAAGAACCTTCTAATCTTGCACCTCTATCTATGCTCAAATATGTGTCAGCTACTCTATTGACATCGGTTTCTGTTAATAATGGTTCAAGTTTTGTGCCATCTAAATCTATTGGTGTAGTATTCTCAACAGATAATGCTGCATGAATGTCCTTTACTTTTGGGGGTTTTGTTTCTGTAAGATTTTTTAACCACGTTAAATCACCTCCACCGATTGGTGTCATGGTTAATAACATTCGTCCTCGTTTACGTAGTAACCGTGCTGCAACCTCTCCGAACAACGTTTGTGGTATTGGCTCGTCACACCATGCCCACGAAATCGTACCAGATGCAGCTCCTAGTGTGCCCTGATTGGCTGTTTTAAAAAATAGCATGCTACCATTTTTTAGTTTAAACCAAGGATTTTTTGCACGATACCCAC